ACACTAAAAGAAAGTAAAGAACCCATACGAGCTGCACCCGAAGCGAATTTAGCTAAACTCTTGTTAGCTTTACCCATCCCCTTTTCTAACCCTTTAATGTTAGCTGCGACAATTATCGAGATGGTCTTTACTGATACACCCATTTTATATCTTATTAAATTTAGATTTATTGTATTTCTCGAGAACCTTTTGTATGTGTTCTTTTGAAGCTATCTCTTTTTTCGGCTTATTCTTATTATCCCAAGGAAGAGGTAATATCTCTTGTGGCTTTAGATTCTTTTTTGAGTGTGGCGACAAACAACCTAACAATATAATTCTAGTTTGTTCCCATTGGTTCTGTGACATCTGTTCTTGGTGCATTTTAAAGCCCTCTAAGCGATTATTAAAAGAACGTGGGGTTAAACTATACAATTCATCATAACCTAACCCCATCATTCCTAAACCGATTTGCTCTAATTTATCCCAGTCAATATCTCCTTCCTCAGAATCTATCTCCTCTCCCTCAACTACTTTCCCTCGCCTTGAGGTTGGTCAAGTTGGAACGCTTCGAATATCTCGTTAATCTTAGAGAAATCTTCATTATCCAACCACTCTTCAATGTCAGCGATTTTATAAGTAAACTTCTCTCCAATCTTCTTTGCTCCGTACTTCAAACCAAAGTAAGCGATAACTCCGATGTGGTCTATCTCCGATCCTAACTGATTTAATTCGTTTAGCTTTAAACCTAACTTTTTGCAGATTTCTTTTAAGCATAAATAACTAAATCTGATTGGTCGCTCCTGACCGCCTAATTCTACCTTTTTCATTTTTATTTGTGTTTATTTATTAGTATGTACCTTTTGTTACTACCCCAGTACCTGTTATAGTCACAGAGTAAGTCACATTTTCTTCGACTCCTGCATCCATAGAAAGACTCGATATGTAACCACTTCCTTCCCATTTAACATCTGTACTAGCACCTGTATCTCTCTCAGCGAATCTTACAGATACTTCGTTGCGTTGAGAGATGTCACTAAAAAAGTCGTAAAAGTCTTGATCTGCACTTATATCTTGAAGTGCATCTGTAGATAATTCAAACGACCTTAAACCACCTGCGTTCTCTTGATAACCACCGCTATCTTTTGTGGTAATATCTCTCAAATCGTTGTTAAACGATATTGAAGCTGATGTGCTATGAGCTACTGCGTCTGCTCCTGCATCTTCTCCTTCAGTTAAAACTATAATTTCTATTGCACCTTCATCTATATCGGCTGTACCATTTTCAAAATAAAAAGTTAAATTTTCTTGTGCTACTGCACTTGTATAATCAACATAAGTATAATCTCCATCAACCACTTGAGAAGTTGATGCATACGAAAAAGAAGCAATAGATAATGAATCAGTGATTCGATCTAAAACAGTTGAAGCATTATTAGTATTACAAGTCAATTGTAAATCGCCTGAATAAACAGGTCCTGTTGCTAGATACGCATTTTTAAGTATTATATTTCCTGTAGTATCTAAAGGTGATGAATTTTTAACTCTAATTCTAGTTACTTGCTTCACAGCAACAGGGTATAATCTGTAAACTAATAAATCCGATGCGTTTTTGATTGCCATAATTAATGGATTTAAAAGTTAATACTATGATTTAGATAACTGCCCTGTACCTGTAAGAGAAATAGAATAAGTTGCGTTTTCTTCTACACCTGCGTCTATTGAAATAGAAGTTATTAGAGCCGAACCTGAGTAAATCATATTAGTTGCACCAAAGTTTACTACAACTGCTGTACGAGCTTCCCAAGTATCCCAAAGAGCTTCAATATTACCATCACCTGCTCCGATTTCAACAAAAGCATCTCCACTTACTTCCCAAGAACGTAAACCTCCTAAGTTATCTTGATAACCTAATGAAGATTTAGTTGTAGAATCTCTAAGGTCCATATTCATAGATATAGATGCTGAAGTTGAATGTGCTACTGCTGTCAAAGAACCACCTGTCGGAGTTATTGAAAGAGTCACATCTGTTGCGTTTAAAATTGCCATTTTTATTTAGTTTTTGATTATTAAACAATTAAATATTACGTTTTTGTAGAACTTTTCAGGTGACTTAAAATACTCATCGTCTAGGGTTTCAAACCTAAACTTAGCGGTATAAGTCACACCATCTTCGGTGTAGTCCACCTCGTACAAATCTAAGGCTTCTACTACTGCCTTAGCTTGACTATATGTTGTTAAATAAACGTCAGCGAAACAAGCTATCCGAATCGATACGTCACAAGAATTCAACGAGCTGCCTTTACTCATAAAGTTGCTTACGTTGGTTATCTCGAACGTGGTCGAAGGATATGTTACACCTTGCGGTATAATCACAGGAAAGACTCTATTACTACCACCATTAGCTGTTGTGAAAGCTGATGTAGCGTTGAGTCTTGTTATTATTTCTTTTCCTATATCTTGAAACATACGTCTATTTAAATCCTGCTTTTTTAAACATTTTATCTAACATCTTAGATATATCTCTTTCGGCTGTTGCTGAAATATCTTGACCTTTTTGATCTATAACCTCTTTATAAAAATCAGGTTGGTTTTGTATTCTACCTGTAGATTTACCGCTTTTATGCTTTCGTTCCTTTGTGCCATTAAGCAACATCGCAGGTAAATTTCTACTTTTTTTACCATTGACCCAAGTTTGGTTAAGGTGTTTTAACCTTGTTCCAACAAATAAACCAGGCTTCTTAGACCTTCGAGCTGTAATGATACCAATCGAATCTGCTATAGATTTACCAACCGTTTGTTTTTTAGTTGCAACATCGTATCTTTGTCCAGGAACTTTATTTTTAGTCCTGTGCTTATATTTCATTTTAAGAGCCTTTACTGCTTTCTGTGCAGCAGGTCTTAGTGCTTTGTTTATCAAGCTACGAGAACTCTTCTCAGTTTCGCCTAATTTCTTTAGAGATTTCTTAACATCTTCAATACCTTTAACTTGAATAAGTTGACTCTTACTTATAGTAGGTTTAGCCATCTATACAGGTGATTCAGTTGGTAAATCCTCGCTTACGAATATCTCTATAAATTCTTTTCTTGGGTCAATTACGTACCCAATAATATCTAAATCGTTGTCCGAACCAACTTCTTCTAAAACCCAATTAGATTTTATGTTTTTTGTTTCCGAAGAATATCGGATCGTGTACACAAACCTAGAGTAAGATTGTAGTTCGTTACCTTCAAACTTCTCCTCGACATCACGAAGAGATTTAACATTTTTATTAGCCCACATAGTATGTTCGAGTGTGTAAGCGTTAGTCACACCGCCGAAATCATCTTGTGTAGCTGAAAGCGATTTTAATTTCACACGAACATTAAAGTCACCTGCCTTTATTTGACTTATAAACGCCATCTAGTGATAACACTTATAAGGTTGTAATAATATTTGAGAAGCCATAGGAAACTGACGCTTTCTATCTTCTCTGAAGTAATACATATCAGCTACAATTAACTTGATAGCTTGTTTAATCGCTTCAGGTACATCTGCACTATTCGTACCATATCCTGTGTTGAACCAAAAGTAAAACGTATTAGCCGCATTATCCTTAAGCGTAGTGCCTGGAAAGTCCGAACTAAGGTAAGCTAAGGAAGGGTTAGAGAAAGCGTCTATATACGCCTTATCTGAGCTTTGAGCAGCTCCATTCTCATCTACCCAATTAATAGGTTTTTCTACAGGGTCACTATTAGTATGTAAAGTACAATTAGGAAATATTAACGAAGCCTTATTTACTTGCTCGTTAAAGTAAAGTTTGTATTGGTGTGTTATGAAGTGGCGATTACAATAGTTCTCAGCCATATCAGTAGCAGCATCTATATAGTAACCCAACAAATCGTTTTCATCGTTAGAATCAATACGCAACTGAGCCTTAATATCGTCAACCGACACCACCTTAGTAGTAGGGTTATCGACTAAAACTAAATCGCCTTGTTTGTTATCGTTTGGGTCTAAGTACATAGATTAAAAGTGAAAAAGGTTAAAAAAGGGAAGCCCCGAAGGACTCCCTTTAATTAAAAACTATTTATTAAGCTAACACAGAAGTTGCTTTAACAAATCCTGCTCCATCAGAAACACCCCAGTCCATATATTGGTTAAGTACCAATTTAGTTTGACCGTTTACAGCTTCAGTATAAGGATCAACCATAATGTCTAGTCCACCGAACATTCCCATATACAATTTAGAGAAGTCACCGAAGAAGAAGTCTGCTGATACACCTGCTGATTTAGTACAACCATTAGTGAAGTAAGCAGGATAACCGTTAATTAAAGCACCTTGCATACCCGCATTTACTGCTGCTACTTGAGCTGATTGCTTAAGTTGAGCCATTAAAGCAGGAGAAGCTACATAAGCTAAGTTTCCTTCAAGACCGCCTACTTCAGCTAATTTTGCTTCAGCAGTAACAAAGTCTAACATAATAGAAGCCAAGGGAGAGAAAGCTGACTCAGTAATTGTACTAGTAGCCATTTGACCTAAAGAACTAGGTACTCCTGATGCACTATTTGCTGTAGCAAATAAAGTTGCGTCCATATATTGAGCTGTTGCACGACCTAAATCACGAACAATCGCTTGCTCTGCTGCTGCTCCGTTTTGTAGCAATAATTGCTTAGAGATATTTACGTAAGAAGCTAAACGCTTAGGGTTTAATTCAACCTTACCAAATTCAGCACCACCATCTGCTGCTGCACCATTTTCCGCAGCCCAAGCCACAGCAGATGCTCCTGTTACAGGAATAGTTGTGTTAGCACTTAAACCTGTTAAGATGTTTGCACCTACTCTGTTAAATACAGATGCTTCTCTCATCGCATCAGCAAATCCTAATACGTTTGTAGGAGCAATAAGCGAACCGCCTTGAGTTACATCAGCACGAGTTTCCAACATAAATGAAGGAATACCTAAACCATCTATTGAACGACCTGCTGAACGAGCTTCGTTTACAGCTTCGTCGTGCATTTCACGCTCTACTCCATCTAACTTTCCGTTAGTGAAATCGTTGATTGCCTTGAAGAAAGAGAAGTTTCTTACTTCTTTTGGCTCATTTGATACTGGTGCTACTACTTTAGAAGCAATCTCAGCGTTTAATTTTTCTTGTCTTTCGATCATTTCGATAGATTTTTTTAGTTCGTCTATTTTAGACATTTTCTCATCGTAAGATACTTGCTCTTCAGAAGTAAAGTTACGAGTTTCGTTTTTGCAAAGTTCAAGCATTTCGTTAGCTTCTGTGATGAAACCTGCTCTTTCTTGCTTTAATTCAACTGAATTTTTCATTTGTTTTAAAGTTTGCTTTTGAGTTTTAACTCATTAGTTAATAAATTAATATTCGAAAGGTCTATAACCTCTTCCTCTTTAACCTCTTCGGTTTCGTTGTTAAACTCTTCCAAAGAACGTAAAGCTACATCAGTATTGGAGTAAGCCCCAACACCAACAATCGAAACATCAAACAACCTTCCGATCTTATTGATATTTCTCTTTGCTACATCACCATCTTTACTCCACTCGTCATCCTCTACCGTAAAGGCAAACGAAGATTCATAAAGTAAACCTCTACGCATTAGTTCAGCGACATCTCGCCCAACTGTTGTATTTGGTAATGTACCATCGTATCTTAAACCTAAATCATCTACAGACAATTTAAGCGTACCACCTTGATTTCTATCTAAGATAGCATTCATATCGTGGTTAAATGTTAAAATTACATTGTCATCTAATCGACCATCAAACGCACCTCTTGAGATAACTTCTCTGAAGCCTAAATCTCTGCTTTCGTGGTCGAACAAAGAAGCGTAACCTGTCACTTTGATTTCGTCAGAATCTTCTTCCATACGAACTTCAAGTGGCTTAGAATACACTCTAATTTCTTTATTATCTTTCATATCTAAACTATTTTTTTCTTCGTTACGTTTAATCTCTTTTACCTTTTTTCTAGACCAACTAAATCCTGAGTCACCGCCCCATAAAGCCCAAGCTATTCTACCTGCACTTGGATAACCCTTCTCTCCTGGACTAAAACCTTCAGCTTTCTTATCAACTTCGTGTCGGCTAAAGAAACTAAACATTCTTTTAATTGTAGATATAGATAAATTTCCGTTTATTATATCTCTTGCTCTTGATACTCCTACCTCAGTACCACCTCTTCCGTGTTCCTTTCTCCAAGCCAAGCCTTTTTTAGCTTCGGACTTCATTCCGCTTGTAGGAGTTGTATTTATATCTTTTAAAGCCATTATTCGCTTTCTACTTCTCGTTTAGTGTCCTCTCCTAGTTTATCTAAAGGCATCATATTCGATTGCATATAGACTTTCTCGCTTTCTCCACCCATCGGGTTCATATCCTCAAACGAACGTACCTCATCAGGCGATAATACACCGATGTTTACTAGAGTTCTGTAATAGTCAGCACGTGATTTAGAATCACCTCTAAGTAAAGCGTTTAGATTAAACTTAAAGTATTGTGTACCTTGCTTTTTAAAAGGAATTAGTTTTGAGTTTAACTCAGTTTCAATTCGCTTAACATAAGGCGTAATAGTGTGAACCACAAAGTCTATTTGCTGTGCTTCTATGTTGTTGTAGCTAGCAGCAGATAAATCATTTATGAGGTGGTTCGGTACTCTAAAAATACGAGCGATTTCACTTATAGAAAATTGTCTTGACTCTAAGAACTGTGCTTGATTGTTCGGTAACATCTTAGGCATAAAGTCCATACCCTCTTCAAGTATAGCTGTTTTACCTGTGTTAGCCGATCCACCGTAGTTGTTAGACCAAGATTCTCTAAGACGCTTAGCTGTTTCAGGCTTGAGAGTGCCTGGGTGTTTAAGAATACCTCCCACAGACGCACCGTTCTTAAAGAATGAACCTGCGTGGTGGTTTAAGGCTAAAGATATTCCTAAAGTATTTGCTTGTGACTCAATAGGTGATTGCCCCTCGATACCATCAAGAGAAATGCCTTTACAATGAATCATATCGATTGCGTTTACTCTGCCTGTGTATGGGTAAACGAAATTAGTATTGTTTTGATTTATCTCGTAATATACACTTCTACCATCAGGTGACATATAAATATCTACATCAACGCATTGAATAGGGTGCAATCCAATAGGTAAACCTGCTCCGTTTCTTTCGATGTAAGCGTAGAAGTTTCCATCTAAGCTCAAGTCAACTAGCATACGCTCGAAGAACATAAAAGAATTAAATAAAGGAGAAGGTTGTTTACCTACTAAATCAGTTAGGGGGGAGTTTAATTTTTTCTTTTTGCCAGTTTCAATATCAACTTCGTGTTCCGATATTGGAAGTGAAGCGATTGTTTCTGACAAGACTCTTACGCAAGACCAAACCGCTGCTATTCGCATTGCTTGTTCTTTAGATACGTTTTCGCCTGATTGTGAACCGAAAGTTGGTCCTAGTATAGTCTGTCCGTAAAGACCTCTTTCCTCTTGTTTAAGAGGTTGTTTTCTTGTAGTAAAAAAGTCAAATATTCCCAAATTGTCTTGATTTTATGAAAAACTATACACCTATAAATAGTAAAAACACCTAAAATGTGAACTAATTTTTCAAATTATTTTTGATTTTTTTTAAAGAACGCTCTAAAACCTTATGTATATAGCGGATGCTACACCCTTTAATTTTTGCTATTTCTTGTATTTTTAGCCCATATTCGAACCTTAAATACACAATATCTTTTGCTTTTTGGCTTTCTAACTTAAACACTTCTTCCCAAAGTCGGTCAGGAAGTGAATCGTAATCATCGCTTTTAAGGGGTGTTTTAGGTTGTTTAAGACGATAAGTCGTGTGAAAGGGGCTAGAGGTAGACAAGACTTGATTAACGACCACACGAGCCACGAAATACTCTATTTGATTTGTTTCGTGTAAAGACTCGATAGTTTCACTCATTTGTGAAAGCAAAATAAGATTAATGTCCTGGACTAAATCGTCTAAGAGGTGATAGTCCTTGTTATTAGCCAAAACACTAGAGCAAATCGCTCTAACACTACCTTGGTGTAGTTTGATAATTTCGCCTTTAGATAAAGAATATCTCCTTGTCATCATAACCTGTTCCACTATTTTTGTTTTTCATTGCTTCGCTTAAAGCCATTAGACACGAAACGATACCATCAATCTTGTCGTTAGACTTAGCTTTGTTCGGCTTCACGTTACCTGCGGGGTCTTGGG